CTTCTCTGCCTGGCATCAAGACTTTGAAAGGGGAATGCTCGGACATTCTCATACACTTTCTAGTGTTCGAGACCCATGGCTCAGCCATTCTCACAAAGAAACTGTTTATGCCAAGATTAGTGTCAAGCGTGGTCACACTGGTCTGCCTGAAGAGACTGAAAATGAAATCTGATGCTGATGGAGAATCTCGTCTCAAACTAGCAAAGTTGTCTGGAATGAGCCACTTACTTATTCCGTGTCTCCTTTCGAATTGGGAAAGCTTTCTGTCTGTCCTAACCATCTGGAAAATGCCCATTGGACCAGTTCCCTTGAACACTGTGAGATCCCTTGCTGCTAAAGATTTCTTTACTTTTTCAGACCCTGTTCTGGAAAAGTCACTCAGAGACACTTCTTCTGGGGGACATAGAAGGCTGCTCACTGTGAGTTGTGAATACTTTTCAGCATCGACACTACCTGAGATCCTCAGAAACAAATTCGCAGCCCCTCCTGACAGGAGTGTGGTTATCGGTTCTATGACAGGAAAACCTCCGAATTCGACTGGCTTGTAGTATTGGTCAGACTTGGCGAAATCCCATCTGAGCCACTGTTCTGTGTGCAAAGTCAGATTGAGGACCGATACAATCACACTTCCCATGTAAGATCCCCCACTGGATAGGTAATTCGCAGCTGAACTGAGAGCACTGAGATAATCTTCAATGTGGTTGACTCCCATTCCTATGTCCACTTTTGCAATCCTTTGCTTAAGTGAGGGAACAGCCATTTTGCCTCTTTTTGCAAAATACGAATTAAGTTCGCCAATGTGGAAGTTGAAGGCTGATTTCGGACCACTCCTCACAATATTGAATAGGTTTCCCACTCTCAATCCCAGACAATGAGCGATTTTGACAGACTCAACCCTATCCACTCCGAATGGGATAAACTGAGTGCAAAGAGCATCATCTGACGTTGTCAAAAACTTTTGGATGATCCTGGGGTCAACATGTCCCATAATGTCAGCCTGAGACTTTACTTTCAACACATGCATTTTCGATGACATATCCTGATAGATGCCCTGACACATAGTCTCTCCATGGACCACTTCGTAAATCTTGTTCTTCACGGATGGGAGAGCATAACTCAGGAAGTTATTGATGGCGATGGATCTAGAGAAAGTCACATCCTTTTTCTCTATGAGATCAATGAGAGATTCTGGAAATTTCGCCCTTTTGTCCATGGTCAGGTCAAAGACTCTGAGGGCCAGTCTGAACAAGCCAGGGTCTGAAGCCAGCATAGGGAAAAGTGCATCAGCAAAGAAATTGACATTATGATTAGGACCCCATCTCTTTTGATCAGAGTTGTCATAACTGAATGTGCCCTTCCTGGTGGATTTGGGATTGAAAGTCTCTTCCAAAGTGTCCTCTATGATCTTGTCCTTGTTTGGATTGTTCACGATGTCAATGTCTGATACATGAGTGGCAATCTCTCTGCTGATTGTTTCAACTAGTAGAGCCCCAATCCTGAACTGGAAGTTTAAGACACTGATTTCGCGATGGCCTTTCTGATCTTTTTGATTGACCCTGAACCTGTAGACTACTGTTCCATCAGTGAACTGGTCCATCACACAAGAAAGAATTGTGAAAGAAGATCGGTCTGCGGCTATCTTGTCCATGAAATTAGCAGCTGACATAATGCTACTGTTCACATTTTGGGGTCTGCATCCGCTTTTCCTCATCATTGCCTCAAGCACAGATGAAGCAGCTCTGATTCCTTGCCTTTTTCCCTCAGACGGACCTTCTGCCATACTTCCTCTCATGGTGCAAGCATCAATGGGAGCCTTGTTCAGTTTGCTGTAGATCGAGTCTATAGTGCTGGAAGACACATCCACATGCATAGCAGAGGAGCCTGTGATGTACACACTGGAACCGCAGTACCTTTTGGACTTAACAGCAGCTAGGCTCATGCAAAACTTGACCTCTTCTTCAATCATGCTTGATGAGTGAATGTATTGCACTGCAGATGCCATGTCTTCTCTGAAGATTGATGTGAAAAAGGGACTGAGACCGGACACAGCATTGTGGTCTTCATCAATTCGGCGTTTGTAAATGTCTCTCTCCTCCATGAGACCATTGTAACAGATAGCCTCAGAAATTTCATGGAATGCTCTGAATTTATTGTAGATGTTACAAACATACATGGAAGAGATTGACTGAGAGAAACTCTTTGATGCAAACATTGTGTGCGGGAAAGCCACAGCCAGTTCTTTGTTGTCTTTGTCTTCAATTGTGGCAAGGCACCCCCTTGTTGATATGGAACTCAAAGCTGCTGCCAGTTTGAACATCCTCATCAAATACACAATCTCCCAAGCATGCCTTGTCCTCATGAAAGTGACTTTTGATACAATCTCGGCAGCAGATCCGCCATAACCAATGGATGACATGTAGAAATACCGCACCTGTTCGGATGCCTGAGCGAATTGATCTCTGTTGATCAATACTGTGAACAAGGAGTCTGAGAGAACCTGAGAAACAACACCATTGGAAACCCTTCCTGAGTCCATGTTGTTTTCAAGTTCCCAAGTCGCAAGTGAAACCCAAAGGTACGGGACTCTGAGACCGTACGCTAGCTGATTCCCGTCCATTGAATAGAATGAAGTTGCTACTATCCCTTCTGAACTGACACTGCTAGCCCTTGTGTGATTGTTGTTGACTGGCCTTTCAGATTTGTATATCACGGAATAGCAGCAACGCTTGAAGGAATCCAGAGTCGATGCCATTTTGGTCACAGTGACGGAGCAGTAGGGCCCATTGACTCCTACATAGTATGTGTCTTCGGAAGGAGAAGTCTTCAGGGATGCTTGAACACTTTTCATGACCTCATACTGATGGGCTATGCATGCTCCTGCATATGATGACCTGGCTGTGTTCACGAAACTGTCTAACAATGAGTTTGTCGATCTGCCAAAATTTTCCAGATCATTTGAAGAAAGAGCACTGATTGTGAGAATCTTTTTCCAAACATTGTCGACATCTTCACTCGTGCTGACACTCTTGAAGTAATTCGAGTCGGATTCATACTTCGAGATGGCATCTTGCAGCCAATCCACTGTGGATCTGTCATCTGGTTTCACTTCCCTTCCCAAGTAGGATTTGTCAACCCTCTCTGTGTCTTTGCAGATCACCCTTCTAAGTTTGTCATCCATATGGGGTTTGGCAAAGCGAATTGTAAACACATGCCCTTTCTTGTGCTTGACAGCAACTTTGTAGGAGCATGGTTGTGTCAGGACTCCGTTTTTGTCAGAAGAAGGGAATGTGTCTCTGACTTGAATTTTGTCACTCTCATCTACTACAACGACCCCATCGGTGAGTAAAGCGGCATGCAGTCCTTTGAC